CGTGACGGCTCAGTTGTCCCGAAGCCTTCACGATGGCGAATCGGCTGTCGCCTGGGGCGTAGTAGCCGAAGACATCAAGGGGGTACTCGCAGGAGTGGAAGCCTGAGGCGCATGCCTCTACTTCGCCCTCGTGCTTGTAGGTGCCGCCGATCTCGAACTGGTAGCTGCGACAGGTCAGGTCCTGCTTGAATCCCTTGTAAGCGGTCACGACCTCTTCGGACGCAGCCTTTTTCTTGCTCGCCATCGCAATTCTCCGTTTTAGGTTTGCCCTGATCCGGGCTGGTGTTCGGTGATGCCCCGGCGAACCGGGGCTAATATGCGGCTTCCTTGTGGTGTTTATGGAGCCGTGGTTGCAGCCACTAGGCTGCGAATCTCTGCGATATATCGATGAGTGCATCACATACGCGCTCATCGTGTTGTTCGGTAAGGCGGTACCTGTCCACTGCCTCAAGTACGACTCTTGATTTGGCTTCCTTCCAGGCAGCATGAGCATCATCCGCAGTTGCGTATGAACCGAGGAATGCTCTTCGGCCTTCCATCGTCCAAATCCTCACCATGTACGGTCTGTCTTTGTTTCGCATGATCGAAACGCCAGTCGGTAAGCCGCGAAATGATCCGTGACCGTCATGCAAAAGGTTGTTTAGCCAGGCAGGAATGAAGACTGAGGTGTCCGGGCTATACATCTTGTCTCCCGGTCGTAGAAGGTCTTTGTCCAAGTGGTTTCCTTTCCATGGACGTTCTTGCATCCACTCGCGGAATGCCATGAATGAAAGCCAACGCTCATCGACCTTGCAGTCCACATAGGAAGAACTGTGTCCGTATCTTTTCCCATAACAACGTTCCAGCATTCCTTTCCAACGGCTGTAGAACGGGCACATGTGCCGTTCCCCGTCGATGAACTGGTAAACGTTGTAGTCGGCGTCATTTCTTCCTACGCCTCGAATCAGGCCTTTCTTCATCTGATGCCTCCTGTTCGATTTTTTCGATGCCCCTCTTGCGAAGGGCGTCTGGGAAATCGGTGTTTACGCGACAGTTGGCTTCGCACCGTGGTTCGGGTGATATCCATGCCGTTTATAGGCTTTATCTCGCGCAGATCGGGCCTCTTCGAAAGAGCAGAAATAGCCGATGTGTTTTCGCTTTCCTGTCTCATCAATCGAGATCAGAACGCGCCATTTCTGGCGACTGGCTTCGAGGCTAATCCCAAGCTCTCCAGAGGTGTTTCTCCTGCAAAGACTTGCATTCCGTTGGTTCTCGGAGTGGGACGCCTCGCGAAGATTTGAAAGCCTGTTGTCATCTCGCCGATGATTCAGGTGATCAACCTGCGCCGCAGGCCATTTGCCGTAGCAATACAGCCAAGCCAAGCGATGAGCCCTATATCGGCGGCCGTCAATGGCGATTCGGATATACCCCTGGCCGTCATTGCTTCCCGCCTTCGAGCCGACAAGTGCTCGTGATCCTTTCCTTGCCAGCCACGTGAATTCGCCGGTTTCCGTGTCATAGCGAAGAAGCTCCTTGAGCCTCTCCTGGGTTAGCGTTTCACTCATTTCAGTCTCCGCTTTCCGCGACCGCCTATCGAAGGAGGCCCTGGAAAGCGCTGCATTTAGCAGCGCTCAAATCACCGCGTTCGCCTAACTGGGCTTCTACAACCCGCGGGTGGTGCTGTCCTCACCACTGCCGATAGCAGCTCGGACTCGATGTGTTTGGCCTTGGGCTTCCCTCGCAACGCCTTCAATCGGCATACAGCGCTGGTCATGGGGTATCAGTGTTACTCCGCGCTTGAGTGCAGCCCGGCGGCCCGTTGAGTGGGGCACGTATGCGCGGATTGCCGACCCGAACATCGGCTGGGCTTAGTGCTTCATGGGCTGGTTCCTCCTCTAGTGATGGGGTGGAGAACTCTCCGGTATGGAGCAGGTCGATCCCTCTTCGGGGCCTGGAACCGACTTCCCTCGGTCCGTGGTATCCGGTGAGTCTCCGGCTTGTTGCCGCGCATTGGCTGCGGCTATGGATTAACTATCGCCGCCGGATATACATAAGTCAATACCGCCGGAGATATATTTTCTCGCGCCCATGAAAAAGCCCGCGCTAGGCGGGCTGTGCGATCACGGTCAGGGGAGGCTAGAGCTTGGAGGCATCACTCTTGGTTTTTTCAGCGGCGGCCCGAGAGTTGGCCTCTGCGGCCGGCTTGTTGAGCACTATTGCGCCGAAGGTATTTATGTCTGTCGAGAATCGCTCAAGCGTAATGCTGACGCGCGCACCATCCCATACCAGAGTGTCGTTGGTGAAGGATGCCCCGGCCTTGGTTTTCACTGATGGTGCGGTGCGGGATGTGGGCTTTCCGTATTTCTCGGTGAAAAGCTCGGTAACTTTATCGAAATCATCGGTATTACCCGTAAGCATGAAATATTCCACCTGGCTTTCGTTCAGCTTGGCGGAAAGGTGGTAGTTGTATCGAAGCCCGATCGAGGGCTTTCCCTCAATCGTGTAGAGATTTCCATATGGTTTTTCTCGGCAAAGCTGTGTCTGCTGGAAACCGATCACGCCTGGCGCGCACTGAGGGAGCGCTATGATGCTGCTACTTTCGAAGGTCAGACCAAGGAAACTTGATGGCTCATGGGTCCAGGCCTTTGCGGATGGCTTCGCGGCAAAGGCCGAACCTGATGCGAGGATAACTGCAAGGATGACTGCTGACTTCATAGGTACCTCCCTGTGAATTGAACCGCCATCCTACCATCCTGGCTCGTCGCCATCACGCGGGCGCGGACCTGCTCAGGCGGGCTCTGGATGTGGCGTCAGGCGGGGAAGGACGTCGCTGTATCGAGCTCACCGCCGGGGCGGTCGTCTACTCAGCGCTGAGTTGGGAGGGAAGGGCGGGAACGAAAAGCCCCGCGGGTGCGGGGCTTAGAGAGTCACAGGATGCTCAGAAGATATTCCAGCTCCTTCTTGTACTTTGTCTGCGACTGATTGACCTGTAGACGGCTACCATTGACGGTGTGGAATTGGCCGACCTTGAGTTTCGGAATCGGAATCCCCTCGGCGCCACTGATGCGTCCAGCAGACATAAAGTCATCAGTGATCGCGAATGCATCGGCAGGATCGTCTATATCAAAAAGCGCTGGGTACTTCGCAGCAGTGCTGTAAGCGCGCTCAACATACATTTGCGATGCCCGGTCCTTCACGCCTTTTTTCGGGCTTCGTGCTCCGACCATAGTCATAACGATCGCAGCAACCTTGGGCGGTTTCATACCACCAGCTCTCTCAGCCCAAATGTTGTAATCGCTATTCGGGTTGGAGAGCATGTCCAGCGTGATGTCGAGCGACTCAATTGAGTGTTCATCAACCCGCACAGGGATGATCAACGCGTCAGCTGCACACCAAGCCAAGTGGGTTCCGCCACCGTAGAACGGGCTGCAGTCCATCAAAATGTTCTGACATTTCTTCTCGGCTGCTTCGACATTAAGAATGTCTCGAAGGCTGAACAGAATATTGCTCACAGCCTTTGCGTTGTTCGCCGCCATAGCCTGTTGGAGCTGCTGATAGAGAGCGGAGGGGAAGGCGAAGAGCTGGCCATCTCCAGGAACAAAATATCCGCTTTTCCCGCCCTTGAAGTGGTCGTTATAACTGCTGATTCGGTAAGAGATGTCTTCAGGCACATCGCCAAATGCTGGCCCGAGAACCTTAGGGCGGAGCGCGTCCCCGACAGAAACTTCAGCCTTCGCGCCGCGCATTAGGGATTCGGTTAGATTCCTTTGTGGGCATAAATCGGCAATCAAAGTGGGGCTGTGGCGAGTGAACATCCAGGACAAATTGAACGAGAGAGTCGACTTCCCGATTCCTCCCCGCAGGTTGGAGACTGCATAGGATCGCCGCTTGAAGGTGAAATCTGCCTGACTTGGCTCTTCCAGAGACTTGTCATGGTTCTCAATGATTCTTTTAAGACCGCTGCTCATTCAAATCTCCCGATGATCATCATGCACGGATGTGCAGGTCGACGAGAATATAGCAGGTCTATAAGAAATGTGCAGGTCGTTTAAAAAGATGCAGGTCGTTTTATTATCCGCAGGTCGACTCAATAAGTGCAGGTCGCTGCCCCGTGACCGTATGGTACTCCCGCAGCATCCATCACAAATCCCCACCCCGCCAGATGACCTTGCCTATGATGCGGTGCTTGTGAGCCTGCGGCCCATATGCGATGACGCTGTGGTTCACCTAGACCAGATTGAACATCGAGGCTTGCCAGTGCTTCTCGCTGATGATCGCAATGGGATGCCCTTCCTCGCGCAGCTCGACAGCTCGCTTGATCTTGGTTCCATACGTGCTGTGTAGCCACTGCTCGTTGCCGATCTCGCCGACGACCAGGTAGTGCACCTTTTTGCTGATGCCTGAGGCTATTCCCCCGCCGCGGTTGACGACGATCTCTTCGCAATGCTTCCTGGGTCCGTAGACCATGACGCCAGTGAAAACGTAGAGGTGACCTGACCACTCAAGCTTTGGCGCTGGGTTGTTGAGCGGAAGAGCATTTGATGGGGTGAAGGTATTGTCGCTCGGCTTCGGCTTGGAAGCAGATAGGCCGCCAAATCCTCTAAGAATCTCGAGCAGTTCGGCGGACTCATCAGCGTCTAACACACCATCTGAAAGCATGTCTGAGAGCCTCCGGTAGAGGAGGTTGGTCACTGGATCGTCAAGATGGATCAAGTTCGTAGCGATCCAATCCTGTAGGAACTCGGCCTCATGCTGATTGATATGCCCATCAGCAGTGATCCCGGCGGCCAGTCCCGCGAGTGCATCGACAGACCTTCGGTCTATGCGTTTCTCGTGGAAAATCCGACTCTCCCCAAACTCAGCATGCAAATCGACCATTGCTTCTCTCCTTGAACGTCAGGTGTTCATCACAGCCTTTTCGCATTCCAGGCCAGCAGGACCCTAGCAAGAACCTGGAATCTTTTTAATTCGGCACTGGATACCTCGATGGGCGGGTATGTATTGTTGTCTGAGATCATCAGAAAAGTGCCATCTGCCCTTCGCTGCATGCGCTTTATGTAAAGCTCATCCTTCAGGGCCATAACGTAGACGGCATCTATCTTTATCTCAGTAATGCCGGTATCGACCAGAAGGATGTCTCCGTCCGAAAACGTAGGCTGCATGCTGTCGCCATAGCCCGTGATTAGCGCGAGGTTGTCTGGTGCTGAATATCTGACGTTGCGAGATAGATAGTCGACGCTTGCGACAATCGAATCGATCACGACATCAAATTCTGGGCGCGCCAGGCCTTTCCCCATGGAGGCAGCGATATCGTATTGGGGTACGACAATGAACCCGCTCTTTGTTCTCTGCCTCGAAAAGTCGGCAGGGATGACATTCCCCTTTGCGGGCTCTGCATGCACAGCCTTGGCCATCTCCCCAACTTCCGCTGCCAGCCGTTCACTGAATGACTCGATACGGATCCCAATTTGCGAGGCAACGTACGAAGCAAACCTCGCATTGAGCGCGTTGTAGCCGTTGAGATAGGAACTCACGGAGCCCTGACTCATGTCGAGAGCTTCGGCGATTTTCCCCTGGGTAAGGCTGTCCTTCCGGGATTTCCCGGCGTTGAATTCTTCCAGCGCAGCTTTCAGCTTTGCGCATTCCTCTTTCTCCCACTGGGAGATTTCACGTTTCTTGTCGCTCATGTGCGAAGGGTATTCCCGCAGGCGATAGGTATCCATCGCCGCCGGCATTGACTTTGAAATAACCGCCGGCAATACTTTGTCCATGGATAAACCATGGAGACCTGGGTTATGCACCGCATTCCTCTCAAAGAATTTTCTGCCCAGAAGGGCCAGACCAAGGCCGCTGCGCTGCTGGGACTGACCCAGGGCGCACTGAACAAGGCGTTGCGGGTCGGGCGTGACATCTATGTCACCGAAAACGCAGACGGAACCTACTCGGCTGAGGAGGTTAAGGCTTTCCCATCTCACTCCGCCAAGGCCGTTGCCTAACCCGATCCAATCTACCGGCCGGGAGGCCAGCCATGACCGAATTCATGCAAATCCTGATCTTTGGTTCCTCGTTGGCGATGGCCTACTTCCTGGGCGCCACGTCGTCGAGGAAGAGCTCCAGTGAAATCCGGCTGATCGACAAGTGGCCAACGGCCTACATCCAGTTCGACTCAGGCATGAGCCAAGAGGATGCGCTGCGCTTCCTTGAGCTGGCCCGCGAAATGGTTCTGGCCGGGCCAGAGAAAGTGACTGCCGAGAATGCGCTGAAGGATGACGAGGAGAGCCGAGACGCTTTCTGGGCGCAGTCTCTCAAGACTGGTTTGGCCTCGTTCGAATCGCGTTCCAAGTCTTCACATAGCCCTCGAGACCCCCAATGACTTCGTCCGGCAGTTGCGAGTACGCCAAGAACGATCGCATGTGCGCAATTTCGTTATCGAACCCGTCGAGAACCCTCCCGAGTTCCGCAGGTGTTAGCGAGCGTGCCACTGCCATAAGGAAGGCGTTGATGCCCATCAGTTCGCCTTTCTGCGCGTTGATCGTCGCAACGATCTTGTCGATTTCATCAGTCATGCCCGGCCTCCGTGGCCTTTTCGTGTGGAAGCAAAAAGCTACCACGGTTGCGCCGGACTCCATCTTCCGCCGATCCCGAGAGTTGCTCGGGGTTGAAAAATACTAATCGTGGAGAAACGCCTCGTCATGCGAACCGAATCGCACACCCTGATTTCCACGCTGCTCGGCGTGGTGAACCAATGGCGCCGCCGCGAAGGCTGGAGCCGCGAGACCGTGATCCAGCACATCGTGGAGGCTCACGAACGCATCAACGCTCACGTCGCCACCGGAATCGTATTCGACCCTCCTTCGCGCGATGCGATGGATCGAATGAAAGCGAATGCTGACCGAGTGTTCCGTTGGCTGGACGACTCCACCAAGGACAACAACCTGCTGCCGGCCAACTTCCTGCCGTCGATCCTGGCTGCGTTGCCGAGCGATCTCAAAATCCAGGCTTTGGGCGATTTGCTGACCCCGGTCGGGGTATCGGTCCGCCTGATCGATGGGGAGGGTGGCGAGCGGGAAGTGCTTTGCATGCTGCGCTCTCTGATCAAGGAGAACGGCGAAGCACAGCAGGCAATCGCAAGCCTGGTTGATGGCGCTGACGAAGGTGAGCTGCAAGAGGCTCACCGTGAACTCTCTGAGTCTCGCGCCGCGACAGAAGAGGCTCTGCGGATGATTGACCAGATGCGGCGCAAGCCTCGCTTGGTGAGCGCTTAAGCATGCGCCCTCGTCTCACGAATTCTGACTATGCCGCAATGGCTGACGCTGCTGGAGAGCTTGCGGAGATGGGTTCGAGCGAGTGGAGGCGCAGATACAACAAAGCCCTGCGCGACTACTACAGGGCTTTGTCGGTGCGTGGATCGGTGGCAGCCGAATCACGCTTGGGGAAACAACATCAGGTGACAGGTGAATTATGCAACCTCGAACGCTGACTTACAACGCCTTGGAGCTTCGTCCGGCGAAGGACTCCATTTCCATCTGCCAGGGTGATCAGGTTGTGACCATTACTCTGGATCAACTCCACCAATTCACAAGCGATCTCTGCATTCTCGCCGCCTCCATGCGCGAAGACATGCGCAATCCGCTGGAGGATGAGGAATGAACTTCTACCCGTTCCATCCTGGCGACTACATGCTCCGTACGGCCCATCTGGAGCCTTTGGAAGACCTGGCATATCGCCGCCTGTTGGACCTGTACTACGTCAGCGAGAAGGCACTTGATGGCACCGCAGAGTCCATCGCGCGTGTCATCCGCATGCGTTCAAGCGTTGCTGAAGTGGCTTCTGTGCTCGGCGAGTTTTTCGTGGAAGAGGGCGGCTGCTGGAGCCACAAGCATTGCGATGAAGTGATCGCCAAATACCGCGAGAAGGCCGCCATCGCTGCGGAGAATGGCAAGAAGGGCGGCCGTCCTAGGAAGCAAGATAAATCCCAGTCGGATACTGATGGAAACCAAGGGAAAACCCAGCCGGTTATTTCTGGGTTGCAAGACGAAAGCGGATCGAAAACTAACCAAGAACCAAAACCAAATAACCAAGAACCAAAAGATAACCCCCCCAACCCCCCTGCTGGGGGCGATGAGGATTCGAGCGGTTACCCGCAGGAGTTCGAAACCTGCTGGGCGAAGTACCCGAAGCGCGCTGGCGGGAATTCCAAGAAGGCCGCCCACAAGGCCTGGGCTGCGAGAATCCGTGAGGGCGTAACCGCCGAGGCGCTTGACGCCGCTGTGCAGGCCTATGCCTCCGAGATGATCGCCAAGGGCAAGGTCGGCACCGAGTACGTCAAGCAGGCCGCGACGTTCTTCGGCCCGAACGAGCACTGGCGGGAAGCCATGCAGCCGGCGAACGTCCATCCGATCCGCAAGGGGCTTGGCCCTGACGGCAAGTTGCTCCCGGGTTACTTCTGGCACGAAGCCGATATCGATCTGCCGATCGAGAAGCGCCGCATCCTGAGCGACGAAACCCACGACCGCGCCTCTGGGTATCGCTGGGACTACCTGCGCTCCAGGGGGCTGGCATGACTCCCTCGCAGATCGCCCAACGCCTCGCCGATCGCGTGATCGATGTTGCGCACCACCTGCTGCCCGGCGGGAAGCGTGAAGGCTCGGAATGGCGTGTCGGTAGCGTGAATGGTGAAAAGGGCCAGAGCCTTGGGGTTCACCTCAAGGGCGAGAAGGCAGGTGTCTGGTGCGATTTCTCGACTGGCGAAACCGGAGACCTGCTGGACCTGTGGCGTGCTGTTCGTGGTTGCGACATGGGTACGGCGCTGACCGAGGCTAAGTCCTATCTGGGCATCGCCGAACCCAAGCTCGATGCGCCATCCAAGAAATCCTATGTTCGCCCGGAGCGACCGAAGTGCAAGGCGCCTGCCCAAGAGTCTCCGGTCATGGCTTACCTCGCTGGCCGTGGGCTCAAGCCGGAAACCATCGCGGCATTCAAGATCGGCGAGAAGGGACGCGACATTGTGTTCCCCTTCCTGCGTGATGGAACCCTGATCCACTGGAAAACGCTGTGCATCGACCGCGAGAACGGCAAGAAGAAAATCTTTGCCTCGAAGGATTCGGAGCCGTGCCTCTTCGGCTGGCAGGCGATTCCGGAAGGCGCCCGAGAGGTGACCATCACCGAAGGCGAGATCGATGCCATGACCGCCTGGCAGTACGGTCGTCCGGCGTTGTCGGTGCCATTTGGGGGCGGCAAGGGCGAGAAGCAGGCGTGGATCGAGCACGAATACTCGCGACTCTCCCGGTTCGATGTGATCTACCTCGCCATGGACAACGACGAGGCCGGGAAACAGGCGACCGAGGAACTGATCAAGCGCCTGGGGCGTGAGCGCTGCCGCATCCTGGACCTGGGATGCAAGGACTTCAACGAAGCCCTGGATGCCCTGTTCTACACACGAGACGACATTGACGACTGCTACGCCAAGGCCAAGACCCTTGATCCGGAGAAACTGGTAGGAGCCGAAACCTTCGCCGATGACGTTTGTGCCGAGTTCTTTGAGCGCAACCCGGTAGTAATGGGGATGGCGACCCCGTGGGAGAAGTCTCACGACACCATTCGGTTCCGCGACAGTGAGGTCACTATCTGGACCGGCTGGAGCGGTCACGGGAAATCCCAGCTTCTGAACTACCTGGCCTTCCACGGAATGAGGCAGGGGGAGAAGTTCTGCATCGCCTCAATGGAGATGCCGGCCAAGCGCACCTTGCAACGTATGGTTCGCCAGGCGGCAGGACTGAACCTGCCATCCCGCGGATACATCCACGCGATCCTGGATTTTCTGGGTGGTAGGTTGTGGATCTATAACCAGATGGGTTCGGCCAATACCGCCGAGATGATCGACACCTTCCGCTACGCCGCGCGGCGGTACGGAGTGAAGCAATTCGTAGTCGACAGCTTGGCGAAGCTTGGCATGGCCGAGGACGACTACAACGGTCAGAAGCAGGCCATGGAAGCCATCGTTGGCTTTGCCCATGAAATGGGCGTCCACGTCCATCTGGTTGCCCACCCGCGCAAGGCTGACGACGAGACCAAGTTGCCGGGGAAACTCGACGTTCGAGGTGGCGCAATCCTCACCGACCTGGCCGACAACGTGATCACCGTTTGGCGCAACAAGAAGAAAGAGGTCGCGATGAAGGACGGAAGCGAAGAGGACCGCGCGTACTACGCATCTCACTCCGACGTGAAGATGGTCATCACAAAGCAGCGCCTCACCGGCATCGAGGAAACCATTCCGCTCTGGTTTGACCCAGCGTCAGCTCAGTACATGGAGCGCGAAGGGCACAAGCCTCGCCAGTGGATTGAGTACTCCGGAATCCCACAACAACAAGCCGATCAGGAGGCCGCATGAAGCGCTGCTGGAAGGTAGTTCTGCCGGGCCGCCCGGCGTTCACGATGATTCTGATGGAGGACTGCGACCCGCTCGCGGTCGTGAAGAGCATTTGGCCTGAAGGGAGGATCGAGCAGTGACGCCCGCAAAACAGGAGTCCCTCATGCAGGGGCAGACCGGCATCGCGAAGAAGGTCTACGAGTGCGTACCGATCTCTGAGCCCTGGCGTTCGTTCCAGGTGCTCACCGCGCTCCGCAACATGACCGGAAGCACGCCGGACGTTCGGATTGTCCAGGGCTGTCTGCGCGATCTGGTCGATTCCGGACTGATCCGCCGCACTGGCACTGACCACTACCAACGAATCCAAGTCGAGAAAAAGACCAAGCCTCAGGAGCCGAAGATGGGCGAGCCCGCGAAGAAGATCGAAACCCAGTCCGAGCCGAAGCGCTCCGCCTCCCCGCTGGAGATGCTGGGCGAACTGGCAACCGAGATCGTTGGCATGGCCGAGCACATGAAGCGCCTGGCTGCTCGCGTCGAGGACGTCGCTCTGGCGGTTGAGCAGGAACGCGAATCGAACGCTAAGTCGATGGAAAGCTACCGCCAGCTCAAGGCGCTACTGAAGAGCCTGCAAGGGGAGGGTGAGTGACATGGATATCGTAGACATCGCCAACGATTACGCCGAGCGTGAACTCGCTGAACGCCTGTACTCCCGAGTCAAGTACGTCGGCGAGAGCCTGTACGAATGTGAAGACTGCGGCGAGGAGATTCCTGTGGCGCGGCGCTCGATCGTTCCTGGGGTTCGGAAGTGCCGGGACTGCGCGGAACTGGCTGAGCGGAGGGCAAACCGTGGCTGACAAGAAGATCGACAAGTTTTGGACTTACCTGCTGGCAGCAATCATCGGAATGAGCTTCGCCGCGCTGGCTATCCACCTCTACGACCGATTCTCCGGGAATGGAACAGCCTGGAGCTTCTACAACCCCAATACGAACATGACTTGCCTTGTCGCTCGTAGTCGTGGACAGGAAGTTATGGCTTGCCTTCCCGGCGATCACCAGCAGGAGGCAAGCCGTGGCTGAACTCGCTCTCATCCGCACAGCCCAGGGCCTGGTCCCGGCGACCGAAGCAGATCGCGAAACCGTTCAGAAGTGGAAAGCCGGCCAGGTCGTCCACGGGAAATTCACCCGGATGCGCAATGCCAAGTTCCACGGCAAGTTCTTCGCCATGCTGGATCTCGCATGGGAGTACTGGGAGCCGAAAGGCGGTCTGGTGCCGCGCCAGGAGATGCGTGGAATCCGCGGGCTGGCCAAGTACTTCGAGGATCTGAATGGCCGTCCTGGCCAATTGCAGAACGCCGTCGCCGCGTACATCGCCAAGCTTGAGGCTGATCGAGCGGGCCGCTTCCCGGCGGTCGAGAAGAGCCGCGAGGCGTTCCGCGAGTGGATCACCATCGAGGCCGGTCACTTCCACCTGATCCATACGCCTGACGGCGTTCGCAAGGAAGCCAAGTCGATCAGTTGGGCGAGCATGGACGACACAGCTTTTGAGCCGCTTTACCGCGACGTGTTTGCCGCCTGCTGGAGGCTGGTCCTTTCCTCTCACTTCGAAACCGAGGCTGACGCCATGGCGGCGGCTGATCAGATGGGGACTTTCGCATGAGCAAGTTCAAGGCAGGAGACCTAGCTCTCGTGATTAACCACACATTCCCGCCAGTGGTTGGCACCTGCGTTGAGCTGCGTAGCCGCCATCTGGTTGGTCCGGTTGATCGTTCTAATCCGATGGACCCAGGCGTCTACGAGACGCCTGATGGAGAACCTGTATGGGTGGTTGACGATCAAGGCGCCATTGTCTGGGAGAAATGGCTCATGCCGCTCCGCGGCGACTTCCATCCCGAGCAGCAGAAGGCGAAGGAGGTGGAGGCGTGACCATCGTGACAGTAACCGTCGTGCCTGCCAGCGAGCTTCCTGAGCATATCGAAGGCATGAACAAAGCCACGGCCGAATGGACCGACCGCGCAGCACGTGGCGAATGCGGCTGGATCTGCTCTGACTGCTGCTGCTCAGATCCGAAGGGGATGCCTGATGAATGCTTCCACGGTCACGCATCCTGCACGGCGATCATTAAGCGGGACAAGATGCGCGCAATGCGTGCTGGGAGCGAGCCTCAGTGAGCCTTCCTTCCCGCCAGCCAAAGCCCCGCAAGTGCCAGAACGCCGAGTGCGGCCAGGAGTTCGTGCCGCGCTTCAGCTCGACGCAGAAGGTCTGCTCGCCGGCATGCGCCCTGGCCGCCAAGGACAAGCACGCCAAGCCCGCACGGAAGGCCATCGCAGATCGCGAGAGGAGGGAGGTCAGGGTTCGGAAGGAGAAGTTGAAGAGTCGGTCGGATCACCTGCGCGAGGCTCAGCAGGCGTTCAACGAGTTCATCCGCCTGCGTGACGCGGATCAGCCGTGCATCAGTTGCGGTCGCCATCACGACGGGCAGTATCACGCCGGGCACTACCGCACGGTTGCTGCCAGCCCCGAGCTGCGTTTCGAGCCGTTGAACGTCCACAAACAATGCGCCCCATGCAACAACCACAAATCCGGCGACATCGTGAATTACCGAATCAACCTGGTGCGCAAGATCGGCGCCGAGAAGGTCGAGTGGCTGGAAGGCCCTCATGAGCACCTGAAGCTGACCATCGACGAAATCAAAGCGCTTAAGGCCAAGTTCCGGGCCTGGGTGCGCGAACTGAAAAAGAGGACTGCCTGATGAAAACCACCATCTCGATCATTATCAGCATGACGCTGAGCCTTTCCCTGCTGTCCGGCGTAGCGCAGCTGTCACAGTTCGCTTTCTACGTCTGCGTCATCATGAACGTGCTGGCCTGGATAGGCGTGCTCTGCGGCATGGTCAAGGACGAAATCAGCCAGCGAATCCGCCGGACCTTCTGGATTCAGCTCCTTCCCTCAATTTTCTACGTATACGCGCTGATCTTCAGTGGGCATCCCATGCTCGGCGCATCTGCCTTCATGGTGCAATTCCTGATCGTCGCCACCGCCTTCCGAAAGGAGGCGAAACCTGCATGACACTAGCCGAATACGTCTCCCAGCAATGGGTAGTCCTTCGAGAGTACGGGCTGATTAAGGGGGAAGCATGATCTACACCAGCATTCTGTCAGCGGTCGTCTCCGCCCTGGCGGCGGAAACCATCGACAACACTGCTAAGCAAGCTTGGCAGAAGCTCTACCAGCCGGGTTACGCCGAAAGTGAGGGATTGGCCGGGCTGATCAGGGCCTCTAACAGTTCGGGAATCAAGCGCATCGATGCCGATTGCTGGGTGCATGCCAGGCTACACAGCCAGCTCAAGCCTCGGCACTGGAACGCATTGGTGGCCAAGTACAGTACTCACAAGGGCAAGAAGGTCCAAGCTATCAGTGCATTGGCCCCGGTGATCGCTAGCCATGCTCCGCAACTGTTCGTGATGAAAGCCGTAACCGCATGGGCGATCCCGCAGATGAAGGGGATTGAGGGGAAGCGCTCCAGCGACATGATCGTCTTGCCACAGCAGTTCTACGACATCAACTCTTGGGATTCCCAGGGTTTGAACCGGACTACCTACTGGAGGTGGAAGAAAGGTGTCGAGCGAACCCTGTATGAAATGATCAACGAGGCACTTAATGATTCTGAGAATATTCTGCGAAGAGAAGGCGTTTTGATTGCAGATGTGGCTTGACAGTGGCGCAACAATGCAACAAACTTTTCCCATCCTGCTGATCTTGCGCGTTTGAGGATTGGCGGCTTTGAGGCCCTGGCATCTGCCGGGGCTTTTTGTTTCGACGCAGGGTGGAGAAGTGGTAGATGGAGAAGGAGTGCACCAAGTGCGGCGCCCTAAAACCATTGGCCCAATTCCCTCTCAGAGGTGAAGGTCGTCGGCATTCCCAATGCAACGCCTGTAAGGCTTTCGCTACAAAGCTGCACTACCAGAGAAATAAAGAGGCGTATGTGCGACGGGCGAAAGCCAGAAAGTCAGCACTCAAGGATGATTTTAGAAAGCTGGTTGACGACCTTAAAAGCCATCCGTGCGGCGATTGCGGCCATAGCTTCCCGCCATTCGTGATGGACTTCGATCACCGCGAAGGTGAGTTGAAGACTGATAATGTTGCGAATCTTGTTGCCAGCCCTCACAGCATGAAAAAGCTGTTAGAGGAAATAGCGAAATGCGATCTAGTCTGTGCAAACTGCCACCGAATCAGGACGCATGCGCGCCGCCACAAACCAGCACCTAGCGCATGAGTCAGCCCTTGCTACCAAATCCTTCGGGTTGCGACTACGCGGCCGGGTTCGCCCGGCACCTATTCCGCGGCTCTAGCTCAACCGGCAGAGCACTGTCCTTCCAAGTCAGATGTTGCGGGTTCAAGTCCCGCGAGCCGCTCCAAACTCGATTCAATGACGTGTAGCTCAGAGGTAGAGCGGTCGGCTGTTACCCGATTGGTCGATGGTTCGATCCCATCCGCGTCAGCCAATAAGCCGGTATGGCGCAACAGGGAGCGCTGCTGATTTGTAATCAGAGGGTTGCGGGTTCGACTCCTGCTGCCGGCACCACACTACAAGGCCCAGGCAAAGACCTGGGCTTTTCTGCATCTGGAGTACGTGAATATGGCCGAGCCGAGTGGTGCGGTAGCAGTCGCCGGCTTGGTCGGTATTGGTGCGTCTGCGTTGATCCCTGGCATTGATGCCAATGCAGTGATCGGGGCTTTTGCTGGGGCTATCTTCTTCGTGGTGTATGCCAAGGACATCTCGGCCTGGGCTCGCCTTGGTTACTTCGCTGCGTCCTGGATCGTTGGCTACTACGTCGCCGGCGAAGTCATCGGGCGAGAGTGGGCCAGAACATCGGGCCTGGTCGCGTGTGGCGGGGCATTGTTCTGCGTCGCAGTGGGCACCAGCTTGCTGGAGTGGGTGCAGGGGGGGAAGACGCCTGGTTGGCTCCGCTTCATTGCGGACCGCTTTGGAGGTCGTAATGGTTGACCCTTGGACTCTGGTGGCTGCGATGATTTGCGGCGCTATCTGCATGAGGCTGGCGACATACCGCCGGCAAGGTGCGAGGTATCGCCGGGGCGTTTCCTGGCTCGCCTACCTTCTGTGCGTAGGTAGCGGATGCTTCGCTCTGAGCGTGATGCTCGATGCGCTCCACGGCTACAGGCTGAATCCCGTCTCTCCCTGGCTGACCTTGGTTCTAGCGATCTTGCTCGGCCTTGTGTGTCGTGCGCGGGGGAATCTGGCCCACATTCTGAGGGTGTACTGATGGATGCTCCGCTTCTACTGAAGAACACTGGCACGTGCCTAATCTTATGTGACGCTAACGGGAAACCGCTTCCTGGCCAGCTTTCCTTGAGCATCAGCAACGACGGTCTCGTGCCAGCGGTCACGGTCACGTTCGCACTCGACAATGAGCGTGTGAGGCTTTGCGGGGAAGGAGTGGAGTCGAAAGAGCCGTGTATCGAGCCGTTTAGCTGGGACCTGGTGGCCGGCACACGCGGGAAAGGACAAATCTGATGACCAAATGCACCTTCTGCAACAAGACGCGTGAATGGGCAAAGAAGTGGGCTCGGGTCGCGATGGAACGCGCGTCCTCTGCTATGGCCGCCAAGCCGAAGCGACCCGGAGCAAGCGATGACTGAGTCCGAGGAAGAGGTTCGACTCCTCCTGCGCGATCTCCTCGATGAGCAGCGCACGACCAACCAACTGTTGCATCTGCTGATCCAGGCTCTCGCCGAGGATGGTGATGATCCTGAAGCCGCGCCCACCAGCTACCTGAGTGGAGAGCCGATCTGATGTCGGTATTTATGGGGTCCGCCAGGGAGACCCAGATAGCTTCTGTCCGGGTGCGCCGCGGCTGGTTTGGCAAACTGGTTGTTCAGGTTCGCTACAAGATAGAGCGCCCCGAAAGCCCGCTCCCTGGTCGGGAGCTGATCTACCACGTATGCGGGCTTTCCCCATGGCGAGACGCCAACGCAAATGATTTCGCTGAGTCGCTGCTGGTCGCGAAACTCATCGGTATGTCTGATGAAGGAAAGCCCTCATGAAGAGTCACCCGATCCCTGCAGGAGTCGAGGTCAACCCCAATCGGCCCTGGACGCCTGATGACATTGCTGGGTACAGCGAAGAAGTGGATAGTGCGATAAAGGTTCTGGAACCCCTGCTGCGATCTGGCCTCCTGGCTCTCCATCCTGATGAATGGCAGGGTGGCAAGCTCTCATTCCTCAGGCCAGCACAAGCTAGGCGGCAAGGCTGGACCCCGCCGGATCAGGCAGCCGGCAATCAGGTATCCAGAAGTGCCTGACCTCCCTCAGCGTCACACCAAGCCCAAGGCCAATGGAGTGACTAAGCACGAGGTAGAGGACAAGGCGTGGGGGAATGGGCGTGGTGGCAGACCGTGGCGTCGCAAGCGAGAGCGCATCCTCAAGCGGGATGGCTACATGTGCCAGTGCCCAGAGTGCAAGGGGGTGAAGAGGATCGCCACAGAGGTGGACCACATCATCCCGCTGAGCCAGGGCGGCACAGACGATGACTCCAACCTGATGGCTATTGCTGGCTACCCGTGTCATGCGAGGAAGACGGCGAGGGAGTCGGCGGCATCTAGGTAATAGTCGGGCTCATCCAGCGAGCGGACACGACGATATCGAGATATTTACGAATTAAGGTAGTGTCTTTCACTGTCTTCGTGCGTTTTTGCCGAAAAATCTAGTTTAATGAGAAAAATTCTCATTTATAGGGGTGGGGCGGGTCAAAACCTTAGAACTTTTCGTTAGGACACCGCGCCCCCAAAGCACTTTCCATTTCCACAGAATTTAGGTTTCAAGATGGCACGACACAAACAGCCAGATGTCGTCGCCAAGTTCAAAGGCGCCGACAAGAAAAACCCCCAGCGCTACCGGCAGGAGCCGGCAAAGGGCGAGGGGGATGTCGGAGAAGCGCCCATCCATCTGCAAGGCCCTGCTCGTCTTGCATGGAAAGAGTTGTGCGCACAGTCGATCAAGGGCGTTCTGACGGGATCGGACCGGATCATCCTGGAGGTCACCGCGAACCTGCTCGCTGAATACCGTGCCAACCCGACAGAGTTCGCGGTTGGCAAGTACACCCATCTGATCGGAAACCTGGCCCGGCTTGGACTAACGCCGTCCGACCGCCAGAAGTTCGGCCTGGAAAAGCCGAAGGAGAAGGACGAGTTCGAGGATTTCTGAGATGACCCCCAGCGACATTGCGCGACAGTACGCTAGCGATGTCGTGGGTGGGGCTATCGTTGCGTGCCGGTATGTGAAGCTTGCATGCCAGCGCTTCCTGAATGACTTGGACCGCCAGGGCGATGACGATTGGCCATACGTTTTCGATGAGGCCAAGGCAGATCGTGCTGTCAAGTTCATGCAGCTCATGCCTCACACCAAAGGCAAATGGAGCTCTTCGAAGTCGAAGCTAGTGTTCGAGCCTTGGCAGGTATTCATCGAGGCCAACATCTTCGGCTGGGTGAAGAAGGACACCGGCAAGCGCAGGTTCCGCGAGGCCTACGAAGAGATTCCCAGGAAGAACGGGAAGTCGGCCCGTCTTGCCGCACGAGGCATTTACCTATTCGCCGCAGATGGCGAGTCGGGGGCCGAGGTCTACTCCGGCGCCACCACCGAGAAGCAGGCCTTCGAGGTTTTCCGTCCGGCGTGGATGATGGCGCACAAGCTGGAGAACCTGCGTAACCGATTCGGTATCGAGCTTTCTGGCAACCAGAAGAACCCTGGCCCCATGTTCGTCATGGAGGATATGTCGAAGTTCGAGACGGTTATCGGCAACCCAGGGGACGGTGCGAGTCCCCATGCTGCCCTGGTGGACGAGTACCACGAACACGACACGGATGCCCTGGTTGACACCATGCAGACCGGCATGGGGGCACGAGAACAGCCATTGCTGTCGATCATTACGACGGCAGGATCGAATCTCGGCGGCCCATGTTACGAGAAGCGCAGGGACGTGATCCGCATTCTCGAGGGGCAGACGATCGATGAGACGATTTTCGGGATCATCTACACGATCGACGAGGATGATCCGTGGGATGACCCGGCCAGCCTAATCAAGGCCAATCCGAACTACGGAGTGTCGGTATTCCCTGACTTCCTCCTGGCCCAGCTCCAGCAGGCCAAGCGCTCGGCGTCAAAGCAGAACGCCTTCCGCACCAAGCACCTGAACCAGTGGGTGGGGGCTAGGACGGTCTGGATGAACATGCTGGCCTGGCAGCGGCAGAAGCGCGACTTCACGATTGCGGACATGGCCGGATGTCGCTGCTGGATGGCTTTGGACCTTGCCAGCAAGAAAGACGTGGCCGCCCTGGTAATGCTGTTCGAGAAAGCTGGTCAGTTCTACTGCATTCCGCGCTTCTACGCTCCAGAGGCCGCCGCTGAGGAAAACGAGAAGTATCAGAACTTCGCGCTTGAGGGTCATCTGACCCTGACGCCAGGGAGCATGACGGACTACGCATTCATCGAGGCAGACATCCTTGATCTGGCAAAACAGATCGACCTGCAAGATGTTGCCTTCGACGACTGGCAGGCCAACTACCTGATTACCCGACTCTCCAACACATCCATCCCGGTCGTGGACTTCAACCAGACAGTGAAGAACATGAGCGACCCGATGAAGGAGGTGGAGGCAAGGGTAATAGCGCGGACGCTCTGGCATGACGGGAACCCAGTCATGACCTGGATGATGGGCAACGTGGCGGCAAAGATCGACGCCAAGGAAAACATCTACCCGCGCAAGGAAAACGACAACGACCCCAACTGCAAGATCGATGGTCCAGTGACCTTGATCATGGCTATGGGGCGCGCCCTGGTTGCCGGAGTTGATGACGGCGACGACTTCATGAACGCCATACGGAATCCCATCATCGCATGAACATCGCAACTGGCCTCTACCTCTTCTTCGGCGTCCTTGGTCTGGCTCTTTTCGTAGCCGGAACCTTTGTGCTGCTGGGGCTCGGCTGGGCGCTCATTTCCGGTGCAGCGTCAGCATTCGCTATCGCGGCGTTCATTCGCAAGGGGCTGACCAGTGAGTAAGAGTCTCGGAAAAGTCCTGAGCAGTGCTACGTCTGCGCCCAGGTCTTCATTGTTCGGTTGGGGGGATAAGACCATCCGCCTGACAGATGGCGCGTTCTGGTCGCAGTTCTTGGGGCGAGAGTCCTCGAGCGGGAAGAAGGTCACTGTCGACAAGGCAATGAAGCTGTCCGCGGTATGGGCTTGCGTTCGCTTGATCTCTACTTCTGTCGCCGGCCTGCCGCTTGGAGTGTACGAGCGGAAAGCGGACGGGAGCAGAGTCGATGCTCGGTCGTTCCCGCTCTACGATGTTGTTCACAACAGCCCCAATGACGACATGACGGCCTTCCAGTTCTGGCAAGCCATGGTCGCATCGATGTTGCTTTGGGGGAACGCATACGCGGAGATTCGTCGTGCTGCCGGTAGGCCTGCTGCGCTGGACTTCCTGCTTCCATCGAGGGTCGACCTGGAGTGTGATGACAACGGTCGGCTGAAGTACTTCTACACGCCAAAGAAGGGTGCCCGTAGAGAGATCGAGCGCACAAACATGCTGCACATCCCGGCGTTCACGCTGGATGGCAGAGTCGGTCTCTCTGCCATCCGGTATGGCGTCGATGTCTTCGGTTCGGTCATGTCGGCGGAGGATGCCGCCAACGGCACATTCAAGAACGGACTGCTCCCCACGGTCGCATTCAAGGTTGACCGCATTCTCCAGCCTGCGCAGCGGGAGGAGTTCAGGGAGTATGTGAAGTCCGTATCGGGCGCGATGAACTCCGGAAGATCCCCGGTTCTGGAGCAGGGGATTACTCCTGAGACTATCGGCATCAACCCAGTCGATGCTCAGTTGCTGGAGACGCGAGAGCATGGAGTGATCGAGATTTGCAGATGGTTCGGGGTTCCGCCCTGGATGATTGGCCAGACCGACAAAGGGAGTAACTGGGGGACCGGGCTTGAACAGCAGATGCTCGCGTTCCTGACATTCTCGATCAGTTCGATCACCAATCAGATTCAGCAGTGCGTCAACAAGCGGCTGCTAACTGCGCCCGAGCGGATTCGCTATTACGCCGAGTTTTCCCTTGAGGGATTCCTGAAAGCTGATAGCGCGGGTCGCGCTGCCTGGTACAGCACCATGGCGCAAAACGGATTCATGACCCGCAACGAAGGTCGCCGGAAAGAGAACCTTCCAGAGCTTCCCGGCGGCGACATCCTGACTGTGCAATCCAACCTAGTCCCCCTGGATCAACTGGGGGGGGCAACGAAAGAAAGCTCTCCGCCGTAGAGGCGGTTCAAAAGGCCTATCTCGGCGTTGGGAAGATGATCACCGCCGACGAAGCGCGACAACTCGTAAACCAGCATGGCGCAGGACTGAAAGTTCCCGGGCCCGACTTCGAAGAAACACAGGAGTAACCCATGACTCTGCGAAATCTTCCGGCAGCGCCGGAGGCTCGCCCGCGCTCGGGCGTCCAGTGCGACCTGGCGCCAAAAGCGCTGGATGCATGGCGTCCTGAGCTTCGTGCCGCGTCCGGCGATAACCCCGACACCACCATCACCATCTACGAGCCCATCGGTTACGACTGGTGGACCGGCGAGGGTGTCACCGCGAAACGCATTGCCGGCGCGCTGCGCGCCATCGGCAGCGATGTCGATGTGACCGTGAATATCAATAGTCCGGGCGGCGACGTGTTCGAGGGGCTGGCCATCTACAACCTGCTGCGCGAGCACAAGGGCAAGGTCACGGTGAACATCATCGGATTGGCTGCCTCTGCTGCCTCCTTTATCGCCATGGCAGGGGATGAAATCCGCATTGGCCGCGCCGCCTTCCTGATGATCCACAACGCCTGGCTGATCGCCATGGGCAATCGGAACGACTTGCGCGAGATCGCCGACTGGCTGGAGCCATTCGACATGACGCTGGCTGACATTTACGCGCAGCGCACCGGCATCGATATCGACGACATCGTGAAGCAGATGGACGCCGAGACCTGGATCGGTGGGCGCGAAGCCGTCGACAAAGGGTGGGCAGATGCCTTCCTGGAGTCCGATGAGATCTCCAGCGCTCCCAGCAACCGCAGCGAAGCCATCTTGGCCAAGCGCCGAATGGATGCCGCCCTGGCTCGCAGCGGAATGCCGAGAAGCCAGCGCAATGAACTCATCAACGACTTCAAGACCAGCATGCTTGGCGCTGCTGGCGGGGGTGGTGACACCCCGACCGATATGCCTGGCGCTGTCGCTCCTGACCTCTCCGCTGCACTACGGGCAGCACAAGACATCACCAAATTCCTCCAAGGAGAATCGCAATGAGCGACTTCGAAAAACAAATCGGCGAACTGAACGCCAGCCTCAAGCAGGTCGGCGACCAGATCAAGGCTCAGGCCGAACAAGTCAACACCCAGATCGCCAACTTCGGCGAGATGAGCAAGTCGGCACGAGCCGATGTTGACAAACTTCTGGTAACGCAGGGTGAGTTGCAAGCACGGCTGAGCGCCGCGGAACAAGCCATGCTGGCCAACGAGAAGCGTGACGGCGGCGAGGAAGCACCGAAGACCGCCGGCCAAATGGTCGCAGAGAGCCTGAAAGAGCAGGGGGTAACCAGCTCCCTGCGCGGTTCGCATCGCGTATCCATGCCGCGCTCGGCCATCACCTCCATCGACAGCTCTGGCGGTGCCCTGGTTGCTCCTGATCGTCGTCCCGGTGTCGTTGCCGCTCCGCAGCGTCGACTGACCATCCGCGACCTGGTTGCGCCTGGCACCACTGAGTCGAACTCCGTCGAGTACGTCCGCGAGACCGGCTTCGTCAACAATGCCGCTCCTGTTTCGGAAGGCACTCAGAAGCCGTACTCCGACCTCACCTTCGAGCTGGAAAACGCGCCGGTTCGCACCATCGCCCACCTGTTCAAGGCAAGTCGCCAGATCCTGGACGACGCATCGGCCTTGCAGAGCTACATCGATGCGCGTGCTCGTTACGGCCTGATGCTGGTCGAAGAAGGTCAACTGCTCTACGGGAACGGGACCGGCGCCAACCTGCACGGCATCATTCCGCAGGCACAGGCCTACGCTCCGCCGAGCGGCGTAGTGGTGACTGCCGAGCAGCGAATCGACCGCATCCGCCTGGCGATCCTTCAGGCGCAACTGGCCGAGTTCCCGGCCAGCGGTATCGTGCTCAACCCCATCGACTGGGCGCTGATCGAGTTGACCAAGGACGCCGAGAACCGCTACATCATCGGCAGCCCGCAGAACGGCACCACTCCGACCCTCTGGCGTCTGCCGGTGGTGGAAACCCAGGCCATCACTCAGGACGAGTTCCTGACCGGTGCGTTCTCTCTCGGCGCCCAGATCTTCGACCGCATGGACATCGAGGTTCTGGTTTCCACCGAGAACGACAAGGACTTCGAGAACAACATGGTCACTATCCGCGCTGAGGAGCGGCTGGCCTTCGCGGTCTATCGCCCCGAGGCTTTCGTGACTGGTTCGCTGACCGCCAGCTAACTGGAAGGGGCCGGGAGACCGGCCCTTCTTTCTTTGAGGTGAGTATGCCTGACGTAATGATCAAGCCAGTTCGCTCATACTTGGACGGCGGTCGCGTGAGAAAGGCCGGCGGTGATGCATACCTTGCATCCGAGCACCTGGCGCGCCAGTTGGTGGCCCGAGGCTTGTGCCAGATTGTGGAATCAGAGATCCCAAAGCCTGTGGCTGGCGAGTCGCCGTCTGCATCGCAAGCGGCCCCAGCCTCACAGCAGAAGACTGCGAACGAGTCCGAGAGTGGCGGAACTCCTCGCCGCAGAGGGCGGCCATCTGCACGAACACAACGTTCCGACTGACTCCCTGGGCTGATGCGCTGTGGGCAATGGATAAAGTCTGGTGGGAGAGATATGCCTCCGAGGCTAAAGCAACGTTCTGCGGTGAGCTTCTGACACTCAGCGCCAATCCCTTCGGCATCAAAACGGCACGCATCGAGCACTACAGGAACTCAGGCGGCGGCGCAGTTTCTTTGGCCATAGCCAGGGGCGCCAAGCGAATCATCCTTCTCGGCTACGACATGCAGAAAACTGGTGGGATGTCTCACTGGCATGGTGATCACCCCAGAGGACTGGGTAGTGCAGGGAAGATATCCGAGTGGCCGGTAGAGTTCGAAAACCTGAAGCGCAAGAACCCTGGGATAGAAATCATCAATTGCACACGCGAAACGGCGCTTACCTGTTTCGCGCGTAGACCGCTGGAGGACGCGCTGAATGAGCCTGATCCCGCTTGATACGGCAAAGTCCTTTCTTGATGTGATCCACGATTGGGATGACGCCAAGCTCCAGTTGCTGCTGGATGGAGCGGAGGACGAGGCCTGCCAGTTCATGTGGCGCCAGTCCCTTGATGGCCTTTGCAACTGCGAAGAGAGTAGTGAGGCTGTCAGTAGCGAGCCGGGCCTTCCGCCTAGCGTGGTCATCGGAGTGCTTCTGTTACTTCAGGCCAGCTATCAGGCTGCTCCCGATGAAATCGCGACGCTGCGCAAGGCGGCCGAGGTGAAGCTGATGCCGTACCGATGCGGCTTGGGGGTTTGAATGCTGGCCTACCGTATGCGCCACCGCATTCAGTTTCAGCGGCAGGTACAAACACAAGACCCTGATACGGGGGAAATGGTGACGACCTGGGAGACCGTTCTGTTCTCCGGTCGCGCCGACCTGCCCGCCGAGGTTCTGACTGGCCCAGGCCGCGAGTTGATCGCTGCCGATGCTACGCAGGCGGAGACCACTGCCAGGATCAATTGTCGATGGTTCCCCGTTGAGCGGCTGGAACTCTACACCTGGCGGGTCATCTGGGATGGACGGGTCTACAACATCACCAGCGCGGAGACCGATGTCACAGCTCGGCGTGAATGGAGACTGCGCTGCTCTGATGGATTGACGGACGGACGCTAGGAGGTCACTTGTTCATCCGCGGAATGCTTGGCCTTGGTGACAATATCTACGCCCGCGCGTTCGTGAAGAAGCACCTTGGGGCATATCTCGAAACGCCGTGGCCCCAGCTCTATGCAGACATCGATGTGAAATGCGTGCGTCCGAGCACGCAGCTCCGCACGCAAGCGAAGAACGTCCAGCGCCCGGCGCAGTGGCATAAGCCATTCGGTGGCGGCCAGCTCCGAATCGCCTACGGCCAGATGCCGATCATCCAGGGCTTGCGCCAAGCGTTCCGGTGCGAACCGGGTGCGTTTGATCTGCCAGACTTCGGTCCATCACCGGTCGAAGGGCGCTATGTCCTGGTTCGCCCGGCGACGGTTCGCGCTGAGTGGCGTGCAGACACGCGCAACCCACTTCCTGAGTACATCGCAAGCGCTGCCGCAGAGATGCGCCGCAGGGGCTGGAAAGTAGTTTCCGTGGCGGACTTGGAGCCGGGCAAGGAGTGGGCGATCGATCCACTTCCTCCGGCAGACATCCAGTTCCATAAGGGTGAACTGCCGGTTGAGAAATTACTTGCCCTTCTGCAATACGCCGACGCAGTGATTGGCGGCATTGGCTGGATCGTGCCGGCCGCCATCGCCGCAAAGCGGCCGGCCTGGATCATCTGTGGCGGGCAGGGCGGCTACAACTCGCCGGAACACATAACCGACAAATGCATGGACCTGTCCCGCATCACATTCGCGGTTCCCGACAGGTTCTGCCGCTGCACGTTGAAACAGCACAACTGTGACAAAAGGATCGCCGATCATGACGCACGCTTTGCCGTCTGGGCTGACCGACTGCCTGCTCTGGTCTGAAGAGCTTGGCATGGGCTTCCACCCGCGCCCTCCGATGGACTACACGGGACCGTATTTCGAGAAGTACCAGCTGCTTGACGCTACCCCGATGGGCGCCGCGCTGACCCGCGCCCGTATTGATCTGGTGCGCCGTCACTTTACCGGCCAGGTGGTAGACATCGGTATCGGCGGAGGCCGTTTCGTCACCGAGTCCGGCGCTATGGGTTTCGACGTGAACCCGGAGGCGGTGGACTGGCTGAAGGCGCAGGAGCGCTACTACGACCCGTACCAGCACCACGCAGAAGCCGTGACCTGCTGGGACAGCCTGGAGCACATTCCCGAGCCGGAGAAGCTGCTCGACCACGTTGGCGAGTGGCTGTTCGTGTCGATGCCGATCTACAAGGATCAGACCGACTGCCTGGCCTCCAAACACTACAAGCCGGGCGAACATTGCTGGTATTGGAGCCTCCCTGGCCTGGTTGCCTGGTGCGAGCGGCAGGGCTTCGAACTGGTGGAAATGAACGAGGTGGAATCAGAACTCGGTCGAGAAGGGATCACTAGCTTTGCGTTCCGGAGAGTCCATGGCTGATACCGTCGAATTCAGCATGACCGGGATGGATGAAGTCATCGAGAAGCTGAACCAGATGTCGCCGATGGTGAAGAAGAAAGGCGGTCGTCGTGCACTGGCAAGAGCAGCCTCAATAGTTCGTGCTCAGGCGCGCCAGAATGCGAGAGGGATTGACGATAGAACCACTCGCGAGATGATCGCTAAGAACATTGCGATGCAGTGGATGACCAGGATGAATCGCCAGACGGGCGACCTTGGCTATCGAATAGGAGTCCGCGGCGGCGCTCGGGATATGAGCGAATACGGAGAACTCAGCGGGGAGGGTAGGAACAACCCCGGGGGTGATACTTGGTACTGGCGGCTGGTTGAGTTTGGCACAGAAAGAACTCGGGCGAAGCCGTTCATGCGACCAGCACTTGAGACCACCGTTCAGGAAGCGACGAATGCGTTTGCCATCGAGCTAGAAAAGCAAATAGACAAAATTCTGGAGGGGTGATGTACCCGCCAATCTACAAGGTCTGCTCGAGCAACCCTGCTGTTACCGCGATCCTTGGCGCGTCCCCGCTGAGGATCTATCAGTTTGGCCTGGCCCCCCAGCTCGTCGTCAAACCGTATGCAACATGGCAGACCATATCGGGATCGCCCGAGAACTACCTATGGGGCCGTCCTGACGCCGATGGGTTCACCATCCAAGTGGACATTTTTTCGGCCACTGCTGCGGAGGCTCGAGATGCCGCCAAGGCCATTAGGGATGCGATTGAGCTTTCAGCCTATGTGGTCCGCTGGGGAGGGGAATCTGTTGACCCTGATACCAAGACCTACCGAGTCAGCTTTGACGTCGACTGGATAGTCCAGCGATAGACCAACCAATACCGACCAACCCGCCGCGTGCGGGTTTTTTTGTGCTTCAAGAAACCCGCCACAGGAGAAACACAATGGCAATTTTGGCTCAAGGAACTCAGATCTATGCCCTGGTTCCGTCCAGAGATTCTAGCGGCAGCCCGACTGGCGATCACGAAGTCATCGAGGTCGAGTGCGCTACCGCATTCAACCCCGGCGGCAACCCTGCCGACCAGATCGAAACCACATGCCTTAGCGAAACTGTTCGGCGCTACCTGCGCGGGCTGCGCACGCCGGGGCAGGCTTCGCTGACTCTCAACGCTGACCCGCGCAACAGTTCCCATATCCGCCTCTATCAGCTTTCGGAGTCTGACGACCAGGTCGACCAGGACATCGCTTTCGCTGTTGGCTGGTCTGACGGGATCGGCATTGCACCCACCGAGGCCCAGGACAGTAACGGCGACTGGGACTTTGTTCTGCCGCCGGCGCGCACTTGGTTCGTCTTCCGCGGCTATGTGAGCGATTTCCCGTTCGATTTCGCAGCCAACGCTGTTGTCACTTCGACCGCAACCATTCAGCGCTCCGGCGGTTCCGCCTGGATTCGCAAATCCGCGTAAGGAGTGGTCATGCATCTGTCGATTGATTCGCTTAAAGAAGCTGGTGCCTTCACTGGGGCTCCTATCGAAAAAGAGATCACCTGGAAGCAGGGCGATAAGGAACTGACCGCCACCGTCTACGTCCGGCCCCTGTCGTACAGCACCGCCGTCTCCGACCTCCTTGCGATGAATGGAAAGGTCGATGGCGTAGCGGGACGTATCGCTGCGTCAATCGTGGATGAAGAGGGTAAGCCGGTATTCACGCCGGCAGATATCACCGGAGAGGCCGACCCCGATCGCGGCGCGCTGGATGGGAACCTGACCATCGCCCTGCTCACCGTTATCGCAGAGGTGAACAACGTGGGAAAGACGACCAGCTCAGCGAACTAGATGAGGTCTGGCATGAGCTGGTGATGTGCGGGATTGGCGGAAGAACCATTGCAGAAGCCAAGTCGCGTCTCACCTACCGGGAGTTCCTGAGCTGGTGCAAGTTTCGGAACAAGCGGGGGAGTCTCCATGTAGGCATGAGGGTAGAGCGCGGAGCAGCACTGCTCGCTGCGCTCTATGCAAACTCACATAGCAAGGAGACGTACAAGCTGTACGACTTCATGCCGCATGAAGAAGAGCCCGTAATCAGTCTAGATCAGGCCCTTGAGACCTGGGCCTAGTCCTTCGTTTTGCCCGGAGCGTTCCGGGCTTTTTCATTGGAGCCCGCAATGGCATCACGCAGCCTGGGGACGCTTACGCTCGATCTCATCGCCAAGGTTGGCGGGTTCGTGGCCGGCATGGACGCCGCTGAGCGCCGGTCTGAGAAATGGCGCAAGGAAGTCGAGAAGAATGCGGCCAAGGTTGGGGCCGCAATTGGCGCTGCTACTGCGGCAGGTATCACCGCGCTTGCCGCTCTCACTGTCTCGACAGTTCGCAATGCCAATGAAATCGCAAACTTGGCGAGTGTTGCGAACGCAAGCACGACCGAATTTCAGAAGTATGCCGCCGGCGCAAAGCTGGTTGGCATTGAACAAGAGAAGCTCGCTGACATCTTCAAGGATGTGAACGACAAGGTAGGCGACTTCCTCAATACCGGCGGCGGAGCGCTTGCTGACTTCTTTGAGAATGTAGCGCCAAAAATTGGCGTGACCGCAGACCAGTTCCGGAATCTTAGTGGTCCTCAAGCCCTTGGCTTGTACGTCTCAAGCCTGGAAAAGGCCAACGTCAGCCAGTCGGACATGACCTTCTATCTGGAAGCTATCGCGAGCGATGCGACTGCTCTGCTCCCGTTGCTTCGCAATAATGCTGATGGGTTCAAGACCTTTGGTGACGCTGCCCAGGCCGCTGGTGCGATTCTCGACGAGAAGACGATTAAGTCGGCGAATGAGCTTCAGGCTGCAACATGGCTAGTTGAGCAGAGCGCCTCGGGCCTAAAAAACCAACTAAGCACAGCGCTGATACCAATTCTGAGCGATCTCGCTGACTCTATATTCGACGTGACCAAGGAAGGCACGGCGATGGTGAGTGTTGGCGAATTCGTTGCCGATTCGTTCCGTTGGATAGCGAAGACAGCGATTGGTGCTGTTGCCGCCTTTGAGCTGGTAGGGAAGTCGATTGCCGGCGCTGCTGCAACGGCCAAGGCTGGCTTTGAGGGTGTGACATGGCTTGAGCTTGCATCCGGCCCTGCCGGTCTTGCTAAACGCCTTGCGCAAAACTGGGACGGAATCAAAGCCAGCGCCGGCGTGGCAGCAGAAGACCTGTCCAATACGGTGGCGAAGTATGCCGGCATCATGGACAGTATCGACCGAGCCGGAACGGGTGGAACCAATGGGCAGGTAGCCAAGCTCGCCGAAACGCTAGCTTCGCTTCGTGAGCAGGCGAATAAGCCTGGAGCTTTCAAGGCTCTTACCAAGGAGCAGAAGGAAGCCGGGAAAGAAGCCGAGGCTGCTGCTAAGAAACTGCAAAGCGCCTACGAAACGGTTGAGCAGTCGTATCAGCGACAGATAGCGCTGATCAACACGGAAGTCGACAAGCGCAAGGATGCCACCGAGGTAGCAAAGCTTCAGTTCGAAATTGAGTCGGGCAAGCTGGTTGGAATCAATGCCGAGCAGCAGAAACGCTTGAATGGCTTGGCAGAAGAGCTTGACCGCCTGAAGCAGCTAAAGCAGGCGAACGAGGATGCGGCGAAGGCGCAGGCTTTCCGTGCAACGCTCAATGAATCGAACGCAACTGCTCGGGCAGGATTTGCGATTGAACTGGCGGGATCTGGAAGCGGCGACAAGCTGAGAGAGCGACTGCGGGCAGACCTGGAGATCCAGCAGGACTACAACAAACAGCTTGCCGATCTCCAGAAGCAGTTCAACAGCGCCGAAATCAGCAAGGAACTCTACGACCAAGAAACGGACATGCTGCGCCAGGCTCTCGCTGAGCGCTTGGAAATCCAGCACGAGTATTACGCTGCGCAGGATGAGGCTCAAAGCAACTGGCTGGACGGCGTAACGTCTGCTTGGGAGAACTACCGCGACACAGCCACGGACTATCAACAGCAAGCTGCCGACTTCACCACGCAGACGCTGGACGGGCTCACCTCTGCTGTAGGAGACGGCATCGCTTCGATGATCATGGACGGCGAGAGTCTTGCCGATGTTTTCAAGAACATCGCGCAGACGATGGCCACAAGCATCATCAACGCCCTCGCGCAGATGGCCGCCCAATGGCTGGTTTATCAGGCGGTCCAATTGGTGACAGGCAAAGCTGCTCAGGCTAGCGCAGCATCCACTCTTGTCGCCAACGCGCAGGCTACCGCCTTCCAGGCCCAACTAGCGGCGTTTGCTAGCACCGCTGCAATCCCAATCGTTGGTCCGGTTCTGGCCCCGGCCGCTGCGGCTTCTGCTGCTATTGCTACTGCCCCAATGGTTGCCGGAGTTGCTGCGTCCGCCCTCGCTGGCATGGCTCACGATGGCATTGATGCTGTTCCGGAAACCGGCACATGGTTACTCCAGAAGGGCGAGAGGGTGACGACGGCAGAGACGAGCGCAAAGCTCGACAGGACGCTCGATGACGTTCGCGCAAATCAGAGCAGCGGCGGAGCGCCGACCATCAACCTGATCGAGGATCGTAGTCGTGCAGGGCAAGTTAATACTCGCCGCCAGGACGACCAATACATCATCGATGTTGTTGTGGCCGACCTATTCGGCGATGGCCGTACATCTAAGGCTATCGGTAGTTCGTTCGGCATGCGCAGGAGCGGGACATGAAGCAGTACCCCAATATCTGCCCGCCTCAGCGGGAGGGCTATGGGTTTACTCCTGTCAGCCCCCTTATCCGCACGGAAATGCAGACTGGTAGGGCGAGGCAGCGGCGTCACTTCACCGCAACTCCAACTATGGCAAGCGTGAGGTGGAGGCTCAACGACAGCGAGGCAATGCTATTTGAGGCATGGTTCCGCGATGTTCTAGTGGATGGTTACCATTGGTTCGAATGCCCGCTAAAGACGCCGGAGACTCCCGGTGGTTTGCGTTCGTATGCCGCCAGATTCACCGACATCTATGATGGTCCAAAGCTGGTCAGCGGCAGTATCTCGCTCTGGGATTTCACCGCCACACTGGAGTTGCGTGAGCGCCCCATCATCGATCCTGGGTGGGCCGAGATTCTGCCCGAGTACATTCTCCTCGCGGATATCTTCGACATCGCAATGAACAGGGAGTGGCCTCGACATGGCGACGGCTCTTGAGCGGTTCTATGCATCGGATGGGCCGGATCTTCCGATTGCAACGATCGAGATTACTCGGCCCTCCAGGCCCGATCCGATCCTCATCTGTCAGGGGTTCAAAGACCTGACCTGCATGACAGAAGACGGACGGCTACTGACATTCATCGCTGGTGCGATCGACGTATCGATTCCGAAGCGAGACAACAGCGGAAACCAGAACGTTGGATTCGCAATCGACAACGTGACTGGCTTTGCTCAGCAGTATATTTCCGAGGCCATCGACGCCGGAGAGCCGGTCACGCTTGTCCTGCGAATCTACCTCGAAAGCGACCTGACTGCGCCGGCCGAGCGGCCGTATCGGATGCGCGTGAAAGGGGCTGAATTCGAAAGCCTCACTGTCCAGGTGGAGGCCGGCTACTACGACCTCATCAACACTGCCGCGCTGCGCCGCATCTACAACGTCAGCGAATTCCCTGGCCTCAAATACTGGCCCTGATCCCATGCCGAACAGATACCTCACCGCCATCTATACCGAGGGCGGGCGGGCCCTGCCGTGCCTTGACTGCTGGGGCCTGACGCTCATCGCGCGGGTTGAGTTGTTCGGGCTGCCGATGCTGACCGACTTCGGCGGTGTCACGCGGCGCACCCCGGTTACGATGCAAAGGGCGTGCGATGCGGAGATCCACCGCGCGCTCGAGCAATGCGAGCCAGGACCTGGGGTCATCGCCGCGGCCTACAGAGGGCGGCTGCTCGATCACGTAGGTCTGCTGGTCGAAGTGGATGGACGCCTCCGGGTTCTCGAAATCAACCCGGGAAGCGGGGTTTCACTCACCCCGCTCCAGAAGTTCTCCGACAAATACTCCAAGGTGTTCTTCTACCGTGATCGAAATCTACCCATCGCTCCTTGACGGAGAACCGCTGGAGCGGCATCCGATCGGCCGCAGGATGACGATTCATGCCTGGCTGACCGCGAATTCGCCCGGGTACCGCTGCCACGACGTCCACCCGTTCTCTATCGGTGTTGTCCCCGCTGAGGTTGCGCTCTGCGATGACCTCACCGACAAGCAGAAAAAGGCCCATGAGGAGTTCATCCATCCCGGTGAGTGGGCCGAGCGCATAATCGACCGCGGCGACATTGTGAGGATCTACAAGCTCCCGCGCGGGACTGATCCGTTCACGATCACCGCGGCACTGTTCAAAGGCGTCCAGTCCGCATTTCGGATGCTCATGCCACAGTTGCCCGGCATGCCCACAAACCCGGGGCAGGGCGAGTCTCTGGCTGACTCCAGCGCGCGAGGAAACAAGGTCAAGCTCGGCGACGCAATTCGCGAAGTTGCCGGCCACCGGCTGATCTTCCCCGACTACATCCTGCCTCCGAGGAAGTATTTTGCCGGCCCGCGCGAGCAGTGGACCGAAATGCTTCTGTGCATCGGCCGTGGTCGGTTCCAGATCCAGGAGGGCGGAGTCAAAATCGGCGATACCACGTTCCTCGCGCTCGGCGCGGAAGCCTCTTTCCAGATTTTCGAGCCAGGCCAGAGTCTTGGTTCCCACCCATCCGCCATCTGGTGGCACTCCGCGCCGGAGGTGGGCGCTAGCTCGACAGGTAATGCTGGCCTGGAACTCACCGAGTCCTCGACGCTCACCCCGAACCCAGCCGCCACGACCTTCACGTTCTCGGGGAACAACATCATCATCCCGTCTGGCGCCGGCTCGTTCCCGTCTGACTGGGTTGCCGGGACGATCCTGCGAGTAGAGGCGCAGTATCCGTACACAGTGGTCGACGGTGGTGGAAGCGCGCGCGACACGATCTCGGGCGATATCGCACAGCTTGGCCTGTCGGTCGGAACTGAGATTCAGGTTGTCGGCGCCAACTCGGGGCTCTACGTCGTAAACACCGTGAACTCCACCAACTTGACGCTGAACTACGATAGCGGCGCCCCCGTAAATGCCCTACAGGTAGGGGCCGGCGACGCTGCAATCGGTTTGCGCGGGCTCCGGTTCCGAATCACTGCGTACAGCGCCCAGCAGATCACCGTAGAGCGCCTGACGTCTGCTGGGGCTACTGATCCAACCTGGCCAGGCTTCTCCCCGCTGAACTCCAGTACGTCGCGCATCACCGTTGATACCTCGAACTCCGAAGGAGGCTGGCGCGGCCCATTCCCGGCGTGCCCGGCGGGCGAGAAAACGAGCGTTGTCGAGTGGGATATCTTTTGCCCAAACGGTTTGATCTTCATCGACCGGAAGGGCAACCAGATTCCGTTGAGTGGCTACTACACGGTCCAGTACCGCGATATGGATATCGGCGGCGCATGGACCTCGCTCGACTACCAGCATAATGGCGCCACGCTCGATCAGATCGGGTTCACGACGCGGCTGAATCTCCCGTACGCCATGCGTCCAGAGATCCGCATGCGGCAGCGATATCCAATCGGGAAAAACGAACTGGAGTTCCGCGACACGCTGCAATGGTACGGCCTACGTTCGCAGCTCCAGGCGCCGACCTCATACGCGGGCGTGACGGTACTCGCGGTCAGGTATCGGTCTTCTGATCGCATTTCCGCGCAGACCGAGAGCCGGATCTCGGTAGAGGCTACCCGCATGCTTCCAACCCGCCAGGGCGGAGCATGGACGACTGAACTCGCAACGCGAGACATCGTCCCATTCCTCTGC